CTACCCGTCTTTGCGTTCGGCAAGGAAACGGGCGCAACTCTTTTCCTCCAGTTCGTCGTCGTAGGCCAGAGCCTTCGGGTCGGCGCCCATGGCAAGCCCCGCGGCGAACTGCGCCGAGCTGATCTTCTCCCGCTCCACCTCCGTGTCCGCTGCGTGGTAGTCGCGCGCGGCAAGGTTCGCGATCATGGTGGCAAAGTCCTTATCGCGGTGATCGCGCAGGTAGCAGCCTGCAGCAAATAGCGCCGTCACGTAGACGCCCGGCCACTCTCCGTCCCAGGCGAATCCCGGGTCTACCGCTTGCAAAATGAATGGCTTGTACTTGCCGGTCAGGCCCATCCACCACAGCGCCCCAAGCGCCTCACGAACGAGGGCTGGGGCATCCGTGCGGCGCAAGAACCGTTCCACCAGCGGCTCGGCGCTCGGATCACCCAACACGCCGAAAGTCTCGAGAAGCAACTTGGTTTGGTTGTCGGGCAGGGACTGCTTGCCGAGTGCGAATAGGAAGGCACGGTCAGCGTCGCTCGGCGGCTCGTGGCGGCAGAGGGCGACATAGATCCGCTTCAAACAGACCGCCGGGCTCTCATCGGTCGCTCGATCCGTCTTGTCCCCGGCACTCATGTTCCAGTTCCTTTGCCCATAAGCGCCCCACGGGGAATGCGCGCCCGCACACTATCGCGGCGTTCTATCATTGCGTTTCGCAATTGTCTTGCCTCTTCGAGGCCATTCTCCGGCCGAGGTTTAACGCACGACTCGCTATGCTTAATTGCCTTACTCAGTGTCTTGATATCGTTTTCTAACCCTTTCAGTTGCTCCTGAACTTCCGTCAGATGGTCATATTCCTTGCCGCTCTTGGGGTCCATGACCGGCTTGCCGCGAATATCCCCCTCGGCCGCCGAAACATGCTTCTCGACAAGCCCCTCGACGCGCTTGCCAAACTGCGCCTCCGCCTTGGCCACGGCGACGTCAATGTCGGATGGCTCCTCCTCCGGCTTGCCGCCCTCGCCTTCCTCCGTGCCTTCGGTGTGCAGGATGTTCAGGCCCGGGTCGTCCACCCAGCCGGGATACGGGCGGCCCAGCAGCAGATGCCCCGCCGCCTCGCCGAGCTTGCCCGCGCGCACCTCCGTCCCGACCTCGCCGAGCCGGCGTTTGGCGAGTGCGATCGCGGCCTTCAGTTCGCCGACCAGCCGGGCCACCGCGTCATCGGCAGCGGGTGCGCCGATGGCAGGCGGCGGCGCGAGCAGCGGCAGTGGCAGCACCGCCTGCGCCATCACCAGCGGCGGCAACGCCCTCGCCCGATCCGCCGCGTCGGCGACGAAGCGCGGCCAGCGGTCCACGCCCACCGCCTGCAGCGCCCGCGCCAGATCGGCCGAGGCGCCGCTCAGGTCGCCCAGCGTTTTCGCCCGCGCGATCGCCCCTGCGGCATGTTGCAACGCAGCCGCAGCGGTCGCGGACCCGTCACGCTGCCACCTTCATGCCTGCCAACGCCGCCAGCGCCGCAACCACGCTGTCCGGCCCGTGATCGGCGGAATCGAACACCGACCCGCACCGCCAATCGGCGGCCCAACTCCAGCCGCCGCCGTGCAGCCACAGCAGCGCAACCGGCTGGTGCGTCAGTTCCTCGTCCAGCCACGGCCAGCCGGCCCACGGGTCGCGCTCATGCACGATCGTGGTCAGCCGCGCGCATGGCTCGGCGAACTTCGTCCAGTAAGTCGCGTTCGCCGCTTTGGGCGGTTCGAACGCTCTCATCGTGCCGATCCGTTCGGCCGGCAGAAACAGCGGCGTCAGACACGTCCGCTGCCCGCCCAGTGAGTGTCCTTCTACGTCGATGACGGCATCGGCTGCGAATAGCGCCCGTGCCCACGCCCACACCGTATCCAGTCCGTCCCAGGCTCCGCTGGCAACCGCGACGCCGCCCCCCAGGTCGCGCGGCGCATAGTCCACGTCCTCGTAAAGATCGCAGACGTGCTCGACGCAGGTTCCCTCGCTCACCCGCGTCCCGCTGATGGTCAATGTCGCGTGGCCACCGGCGGCACAGTGCGCGATGGCCTGATGCCCGGCATCGCAGTAGCGGCCGAGCATGTCTGACCCGAGCGCGGCGAACGCCGCCGCTGCGCGCGCCGCATCCGGATCATAAACCGCATCGCATCGCTGCATCGAAAGATACAGCGCGGGAAAGTTTGGCTCTCCCGCGTGCGGATCGGCGGTCACGACGCCGCGGCAGGCGTCACCTTGCCCGCGGCAATCGTGGCGGCCAACGCGGTGCCCTGCGTCACGGCCAATCCCACAAGCGCCTCCAGCGGCGGCAGCGCGACGGCGGCGGCAACCAGCGCGCTGTGCTCCGGTTCGGGAACGACCGGGATCGAGGCTGCGACACTGACGATCGTGTTCAGCGTGGTCTCGATCTTCTGCACGTTGCTCAGGGTCGTGCCGGCGGTCAGGGTGGTGGCGGTGGACAGTGCATTCGTCGCCTGCACCAAGCCCTGCAGCCCAGCCGTCACGTTGGCGGCGTCGCCGGCGGACAGATGCACGGCGGGGCTTGCCAGCAGCAGCGGCACGTTGGTGACAAGGCTGGCCTCAAGGGCCTGCGCACCGGCGATCAACTGCTGCAACTCAGCCGTGGAGGGGACTGCGGGCGCGGCGGCCGTTGCGCAACCGGCCAACGCAACGAGCGGCATCAAGCCGCACAGGTGGCGGCGGGTCATGTACATGCGTGTGCCTTACTTGCTGATGGGATCAGTGGGGTCGGCGGCGCCGGTTGGCTTGGCATGGCCGAACAGCAGCGCCAGGGCGCGCACAATGACGGCGCCGGGCGCGTTTGGCGGATAGACGGTGGAGATCGCCGAGGCCAGGCCGATCAGCGCCAGGACGACAGGCACGTAAGCGCCGTATCCGAACTGCGTCAGCAGCCCGGCCAGAGTGGCTGGGTCCATCTCAGGATTCCTCTTGCAGTGATGCCGCGCGTGGCGGCGGTTACGTCATGGTCATCGCCTCGAACGGCAGCGCGCACAGCCGGCGCGCCCAACCGAGGCCGAAGCTGCGCCAGGTCGGCAGCCCCGCCATGAAAGTCAGCCGCTGCGCCTGGAACTCCGCGCACAGCGCCGCACCGTCGCCGGCGCGCGCGCCGATCGCCGTCAGCGTCGCCGGGCCGAGCGTGCCGTCCACCGCCGTGCCGGCCGCGATCTGCAACCAGCGCACCGCGGCGCCGACGCCGTTGCTCACCGCGGCATCGAACACCAGCAGCGCCAGCGCCGGCGGCAGCTCGTCGCCACGCACGCGCGCCCAGTAGTCGCGCCGGTAGATCGCTTCCGCATCGGCCAGGCTGAGATTGGCGATGTCCAGATCGGGATAGGCGCCGGCGGAAATGCCGAACTTGGTGCCGCGCAACTGGCCGACGTTGACCCGCCCGCCGGTCCAGTTGCCCGGATCGGCGGCCTCGGCCGAATAGCCGCCCTCATGCCCCACCACGATGGTGCAGGCCTGTTCAAACACAGTCATGGCAAGGATTCTCCGCAGATTACGCAGATGACGCAGATTGAAGTATCTGATCTGGAACTATACTTTGGAGATCAAAGATATACCCGTCATGCCTGCGAATGCTGGCATCCACGACTACGGGCGGCACTATTGTGGGGAGCGTGGAGACGTGGATGACCGGGACAAGCCCGGTCATGACGATGGTCCGCAGCCTATTGATTTAGCTGATATTGTTTCCACTCAAGCTCAAGAGACCATTGGCATGTGAAATGCATTTACACACAAAAATGACGTTAGTTGCTGCGCGAAGCAGTCTTTATACTGTCTTAATCTGCGCAATCTGCGGACAACCCCTTCACCGCCGGGCGAGTTGCCACAGCCACGCCACCACGGCGCCGCCGCCCAGCGCACCCCACAGCCATTGCAGGTTGCGCAGCAGCGTCGCCCGCGCCTCGCGCCGGCCGCGATCCTCGGCAAAGGCGGCCTCGATATTGTCAAGCTTGCTGCCAATTCCGAACAGCGCAACGGACATGCTGTCCTCGTGGCGGGAGAGGCGGAACTCCATTGCCTCCATCCGCCCCTCGAGCGCACCCAGCGCACGCTCGATGGCCCGCTCGTCGTATTCGGTCATCGCCGCCGCGGACGTGGTTCTCCCTCTCCCGCTTGCGGGAGAGGGTTGGCGTGAGGGTGCCGCCCGCTTATCACAAGCCCGCCTTGCCGCTCGCAGCCTTCGATCATGGCGAGGCCTCCGCCAGATTGAGGATTTGCGCGCCACGCGCTTGCGTCAACAGCCCCAGCGTCACCAGCATCGCGATGCCGGAGGTGACTTTGCTGTTGGTGACATTAACCAGCCCGTCCGGTGATCCGGCCAACTGCGCCATCCAGAACTGGATTTGCCAGTTGCCCAGTGCCGCCGTCTGGATCATCTGCGCTTCCGACGAGGTGAAGCGGTTCATGAAGTCGTAGGGGTCGATGGTCGTGGGCGGCGGCTGTGCTGGCAGCACGTAGCTGGCCGGTGCCATCCCGGCGAAGGCGGTCATCACGCCCGAAACCGTGGTGTTCTCGACGACGTTGCCGTCCGAACGCCTGCCGACGAACGGGCCGGTGCCGGTGACGCTGACAGTGAGGCCATAGGCATCCGTCTGTGTCTGTGTGCCGCTCATAGGTTCACCTGCAAGGTTGCGCCCGCGCCGGCCGTGCCGCCCGTCGTGGTGCTGGTGGTGCCACCGGCGGCGCCGGCGACATTGAAGCTGCTGACAGTGAAGCTGGGAACGCCGAGGTTGACGATCTGCACGCTGCCGGAATTGCCGCCCGAGCCGCCGTTGCCGCCGTGTCCGGTGCCAACACCTGCCCCGCCGGCCCCACCGGAACCGCCGCTTACGTCGATGGCGTTGGGGATCGTCGAGCCGGTTATCGACTGCGCGACGATATAGACAAATCCGCCTCCGGCACCGGCGCCACCGCCGCCCCCGCCGGTGTTGCCAGCCACCGATGCCACGCCGTTGCCGGCGTTGCTGCCTTTGGCTTGAATGATGGCCGCCGTCGTATTGGCGCCGCGCTGGATGGTCTGCGCATAGATCGCGACGGTGCCACCGCCGTTGCCGCCACCACCCCCCAGGCCGCCCGAATTGGTGCCGTCACCTCCCCCTCCGCCGCCAGATGACCCGCCATACCCGGCACAGATGGGGTAGGTGCTGCCCGCCATAGACGTGTCTGTGGGGAAACAGGCGGTGGGGACGGGAAACTGTGCCAGGGCGCCAATCGATGCCTGGGGCGAGGCCGCCGCGCCGCCAGCGTTTGTGCCGGCGCCGCCGGCGCCACTACTGGCGCCAGAAGACCCGCCGACAGACAACGTGGCGACGGCAGGATAACCAGCAAGCCCCGCCGTTCCAACCCCGGTCCCCGTCGCCAGGGCGCCGCGAAATTGGATTGCCTTCGGAAGGTTGGCGACAAAGCCGCCCTCGACATTGCCGCTATTCGAAATCGCGCCGGCGCCAGCGTTGGCAAGGTTCAGCGTACCACTGACGAAGATACGAAAGCCGCTGGTGACGATCTGGCCGGTGCCGCTGATCGTCAGGTTCGCATAGCACATATCGCGCGTCAGCGTGGTCGTGCCGCTGCTGATCGTGACGGTGCCGTCAGCGCCGGTGCCAAACAGCGGGGCGAAGGCGGGCGCCACGAATCCCGTCGATGCCGCCTGGGTCGTCGCGGTGCCGGCCGTTGCCGTCGCCACGGTCAGCGTGCCGCCGGTGGCGTTGATCGCCCCGGTGACGGTTTCCGTTGCCGAATTGCTGATCGTTCCGGTCAGGTTCGGCGAGGCCAGCGTGCCGCCCGAGAGCGTGCCGAGGTTGGTGATTGTCCCTGCGAGCGATCCGCCGCTGATGGTGGCGGGCGTCAGCGTGCCGCCGTTCAGCGTGCCCGCCATCGTCACGCTGCCGGCCAGCGTGCCGCCCGAGAGCGTGCCGTTGTTGGTGATCGTGCCGGCGAGGGATCCGCCGCTGATGGTGGCGGGCGTCAGCGTGCCGCCGTTCAGCGTGCCCGCCATCGTCACGGTGCCGGCCAGCGTGCCGCCCGCGAGCGTGCCGAGGTTGGTGATCGTGCCGGCGAGCGATCCGCCGCTGATGGTGGCCGGCGTCAGCGTGCCGCCGTTCAGCGTGCCTGTCATCGTCACAGTGCCGGCCAGCGTGCCGCCGGAGAGCGTGCCGAGGTTGGTGATCGTGCCGGCCAGCGATCCGCCGCTGATGGTGGCGGGCGCCAGCGTGCCGCCGCTGATGGTGCCGCTGTTGGTTGTCGTGCCGCTCAGCGTCGAGCCGCTATGCGTGCCGCCGGAAAGCGTGCCCGTCATCGTCACCGTGCCGGCCAGCGTGCCGCCCGAGAGCGTGCCGAGGTTGGTGATCGTGCCGGCGAGCGATCCGCCGCTGATGGTGGCGGGTGTCAGCGTGCCGCCGTTCAGCGTACCCGCCATCGTCACGCTGCCGGCCAGCGTGCCTCCCGAGAGCGTGCCGGTGTTGCTCGCCGTGCCGGTCAGCGTCGGGCTGTTCAGTGTCTCGCCGCTGATCGTGCCGGCCAGTGCCAGCGTGCCGCCGGCATTGGCCGTCAGCCCGTTGCCCACCACCACGCCGCCGAACTGCGTCGCCGAGGCCGCAGCAACCGCCAGCGTGCCCGCATTGCTCGCAAACCCGCTGCCGATGGCCAGGCTGCTGGCCAGCCCGGTGGTGCCGGAGGTCAGGACGAACTCGCCCTGCGGCCCGTGCGTGCCGGCCGGCAGCGCCGTCGTCCAGGCCGGGTTGGCCCCCGGCCCGCCGCTCAGCAGCGCCTGCCCGGTCACGCCCGGCGTCAACGCCACCCAGCCGGCGGCGCCGCGGAACACCATGTCGCCGTAAGTCGAACCGAACGCGGCATCGAACATCGCGCTCGGCGTGACGGTGCCGGCCACGCCCTGCGTGCCGGTGGCAGTGAGCACCTGCCCCGCCGTCGCCGCCGGCACGATCGCGGTCGTCGCCAGCGTCGCGCCGTTGACCAGCAGCGCCCCGCCGCTGCCCAGCAGCGCGGTCTGGCCCTGCGCCTTGGTGCCCCAGGCAATCGCATGGCCCGGCGCCACCGTCAGCGCGGTGGCGTCGTTGATGGTGGCGCGGTCCAACCGCAGGCCATGCAGGAACGAGCCACGCGCCTCCAGCGGCGTGCCCGGCCAGGTGGTGACGTCGGTGGCGTTGGAGGCGCCGCCCACGAACACGCCGCGCCCGCGCGGGGCGATGGCATCCTCGGCCGCCATGAACACGGTCTGCGACCCCGGCGAGTAGCCGCCGGGCTGGTAGGTGCCGCCGGTCAGGCCGAGCGTTTCCAGCGGCGTGCCGTTGGCGTCGGCCAGCGTCAACGTGCCGCCGGCGGTGTTGCGCAGCCTCACGCCCTGATTGCCGCCCGAGCCGACCGCTTGCACCGCCACCACCGCCGAGCCGGTGGAAAGCGCGGTGAAGTCGGCGCTATAGAACCCGCCCGCCTGCACCGCTGCCTGGATCGACGCCGCCACCGCGGTCGGCCAGGCCGAGCCGTCGCCGCCGTTCAGGGTGGCGATCACCGGGCCATAGACTTTGCCGGTGATGTCGGTGGCGGAAATGCTGATCTGGTCGGTGGCCAGGCAGACCGGCGTGGTGGCGTCGCCGGCGGCGGTGGCGAACCCCTTGGGCGGCACCGGCGGCCAGAAGGTGCCGCCGTTCAGGCCGAGCTTGGCCAGCGTGGAGAACCCGCTCGGATTGGCCAGCACCAGCCCGCCGGGGCTGGCGGGCATCCAGGCGGTGATGACGATCTGGCCGTTGGCGTTCACGTCGCCCGCCACGCCGGAAATGCCGGCGGCGTTGATGGCGGCGGCCACGTCCGAGGACGCGCCGGCACCGCCCGCCGTCACCACCGTGCCGTTGATCGAGAGCTTGTCGCCCACCACGGTGCTGCCGGTACCGCCCATCACCATCGCCGAGCTGCCGCGCACCGCGGTGAAGCTGCCGGCGCTGATGCCCAGCGTGGCCAGCGCGCTGCCCGCGAGCGTCAGCGTGCCGAGGTCCGACGGGTTGGTGCCGAAAATCACCAGCCGGCTCACCACGCCGCCCCAGACGGTCACCGCCGCGCGCACGCAGGGAATGGCCGCGGCATTGACCGCCGCGGCGATCGAGGTCAGGTCGCCATGCGCGCCATCAGGGTTCAGCGTTACCGTCACCGCGTTGGGCGCGGCCACGCCGCCGCCGGCGAAACTGACCGTGGGGGACGTGATGTAACCTCGTCCCGCGGCGGTGATGGTCACGCCCACCACCGCGCCGCCGAGCATCACCGCCGTCCCGGTCGCACCGCTGCCGCCGCCGCCGCTGAACGCCACCGTTGGGGCCGAGGTATAGGCGCCGCCGCCATTGGTCACGCTGACCCCGCTGACCAGGCCGCCCAGCAGCGTGCTGGTGGCTTGCGCGGTCAGGTCCATGGTGATGACGATGGTGGCGTTCTCTGCCACCGCGCCGGGGTTGCCGGTCGAAAACGCCGCCGGATAGGCCACCCAGCGATCGTTCAGCCCGGCAACATTGCCGTCGTAACCGCCCACGGTGCCATACGTGAACAACAGATGGCCACCGTAGTTTCCGTTCTGCCCCCATGGATCGATGGACATGCCCTGTACGGGTGTGCCCTGGCCGGATTGCCAGGTCCAGCCCTTCTCGGGACCGTTATTGACCACGTCCATCTCGCACAGCTCCGCCGAGCTCGAAAGCCCGCCGCGCGCCATGCTGTCCTCGTCGATGGTAGTGGAGGAAACCACCTCCCACAGCCCCCAGCCCGATGAGTTGTCGAACAGGTTGGGCCAGGAATGGATCTGCTGCTCGGCGAGGTCGATGCCGGAGTGATATTTTCCGTACAGGTTGGTGTTGGTGTAACGGTGGTCCCAGCCCACCCGCATCGACAGGCTGTTTTGTGGCGTGTTGAACAGATACTCGGATTCGAACGGCGGGTTGGCCGGCGAGCCGACGCTCGGCGCAAGGCCGAAGTAGCCGCCAGAATTCTGCATGGTGCGGTACGGACCCTGCGAGGCCTCCACCCGGTCCACGCCGAGGTAGCCCACGCCGGTGATGTCGGCGCCGTCGTCGAACACCACCGCGATCGACCGGCCCGACGGCTGGTTGACCGGCTCGTTGAGCTTGTAGGTCCCGCGCGGCACCCACACCTGGCCCCAGCCGCCGCTCACCACCGCGTTCATGGCCGCCAGGAAAGCCGGCCCGCTGTCGGCCGCCCCGGTGGGATCGGCGCCGAAGTCCAGCACGTTGATCCGGTCGGCCGCGCGTGCGCCGAGCGTACGCACGGCGGTGCTGCCGGTGGCGGTCACGCTGGCAGCCGAGACGTTCGCCGGGTTGGCCGGCGTGTAGCCGAGCGCGCCGCTCACGTCGGTCGCGGCCAGCGTGGTGCCGGCAGTCACCTGGCCCTTGGCGTTCACCGTTACCTTCTCGTAGATGCCGGGCGGCGTGATCGCGGCCAGCGTGGTGACGATGCTGGCAGTGCCGCTGCCGGTGACATCGCCGGTCAACGTGATGGTTCCGGCCGCCGTGCTGCCGACGGTGGCGGGAACGGCGGCGAGCACCTGGGCGACGGTGGCGGTGACAGCGTTGCCGCCCTGGTCGATCAGCACCGCGTCGGTGGGGTTGACGGCCGCGGCCGCCGGCAGTTGCTCCAGCGTGGGCATGCGCAAAATCTCCGGGGAGAAAGGAAGGAAAGCGCCCTCACCCCGGCCCTCTCCCACAAGTGGGAGAGGGAGCAGGAAGGAAGCGCGCTGCTTGCTTCCCTCTCCCGCTTGCGGGAGAGGGTTGGGTGAGGGCTTTGCTCAGCTCCCGATCAGGATCGGGTTGCCGTTCTGGTCGGTCACCACGGCGCCGGCCGCGGTGGTCAGCACGCTGGTGGGCGGCGCCTGGGTGGCAAGCGCCTGCACCGGCAGCAGCACGGTCCGCCCGATCACGCGGCCGTTGACGGTGCCGATCTGTACCTGCACCGAATACACGGTGCCCGCCTGGCCGGCGGAGAACCACAGCACCGCCACCTTGCCGTCGCCCACGGCGCGGCCGAGTTGCAGGTCGGCGGCCGAGACGTTCGGTACCACGGTGACGCCGACGGTGGCGACGCAGTCGGCGCCGTCGCCGGCCAGCGCGGCGCTGGCGTCGATGGTGTAGTCCAGCACGTCGCCGGGATCCTTGGCGGGCCAGACCAGCGGCGGCAGATCGCTCGGCAACACCCCGCGCGGCAGCGGCAACAGCCCGTCGAGGCTGACCGTGCGCGCGGCGGAGGGCCGCCAGACCTGGGGGACGGCAGTGGAGGTCATGGTCAATACTCCACCACCACCAGCCCGCCGCCGCCCGCGCCGCCGGCGTTGGCCGGTCCGCCGCCGCCACCACCACCACCGACGCCGTTGGTGGGTGCGTTCTGCCCGGCCTCGGCGCCGCTGCCGCCCTTGCCCGCGCCGGGGCCGCCGCCGTCGCCGCCGCGCGAGCCGGCGGGGATGGCGTCGCCGCCCCAGGAGCCGGCGAAATTGGTGCCGCCGTTGACGCCGCTGCCGCCCTGCCCGCCTGCTGGCACGCCGCCGCCGCTGCCGCCGCCGCCGCCCTGGCCGCCGCCGGCCGAGACATAACTGCCGAAGCTGCTGGTCTGCCCGGCCCCGCCATTGGCCGGCGCCGCACTCGGCACGCCCCCTGCCCCGACCGTGACCGCAATGGCGCTGCCAGGCACCAGCCCGGCGAGCCACGCCTGCGCCTGGCCGCCCGCGCCGCCGCCGCCGCCCGGCTGCGTGGCATGGGTGCCACCCGCGCCACCGCCCGCAATAACCGTAACCTTCGCGCGCGTCACCCCGGCCGGCACCACGAAGCTGCCGCTGACCGTGAACGTCGCCGCCTGAGAGAATCCCGGCCGCAGCTCCGGCAGCTTCCACGGCACGAAGCGCGTCGCCACGGCCGGCGCGATCATCGCCGAGGTCACCCCCGTCGCTCCCGCCGGCACCGTGATCACCGCCAGCGCCACCGCGCCGGCATCCAGCGGCGGCGTCGCCTGCGTGCCGGTGGTCGCCGCCGCTCCCGGCTTGAGTGTTAGCGTCACTGTTTGCTGGCGCAGCGTGTTCTGCGCCGCGCCGCCGTTGTTGGGGCCGAGATAGGGCTGCGCGGGATTGGCCGCGTTGTAGTAGGGCAGCACCACCGGGTCCTGGTCGGCCTCGGTGAAACCGGCCTCGAGCAGATAGGCAATCGAGGTGCCGGCAACGGTCGGGGCGGTGATCGCCAGCGTCACCGGCGTGATCATCACGCCCATCTTGACAATCTCGTCGCTGCTGTCGGCCGGCAGCGAACCGTAGGCGTTGGCGTCCAGCACGCCATATTGCGTGATGCTGCCTTGTCCCACCGAGACGTTCATCGAGGCCGGCACGGTGGCAAGCACGCCCAGCCCGTCGACCGCGGTGGCGCTGCCCAGCGTCGCTGCGATCAGCGCGTGCAGCGCCAGCATGGCGTTGCGGTTGGTGTTGAGCAGGTCGGTGTCGAGCGGTATCGCGCCCGGATAGACAATGATGCGATCCATGGGTCCTCGCTGAGTGTGTGCGGCAAGACCCTCACCCCAACCCTCTCCCACAAGTGGGAGAGGGAGCAGAACGTCCCCTCTCCCACTTGTGGGGTCGAGCTGCGAAGCAGATCGACGGGGCGCGAAGCGCCGGGTGAGGGTCAGTTGGAAATGCGTGTCCAGGCGGTCGTGGCCGCCGGTGTGGTGCGGGCGATGGCGGCGTTGATGTCGGCGTCGCTGACCTGGCTCTGCGCCATCGCCGCCGAGGCGTATTCGATCGCGCCGCCGCCCCACCCGCCGGCGTTGCAGCCCCAGCCGCCGACCAGCGGCACGCCGGTGCCGCGCGCACGATATGCGGTGACAAAGTACTGAAACGGCAGCCTCAGACTTCCCCAACCGCCGGCCGCGCCGTAGCCGCACGCGATGTGCCAGCCGCCGGTGTCGGCCGGCCGCGCCGGCTCGAACAGCGCCGGAGCGCGCCCGGTCAGATCCGTCAGCACGCTGTTCATCGCCCCGCGCGTGGCCCGCGGACGCAGCAACTCGCGCTGGATACGCACGCGGAACGCCGCATCGGATTCGCCGAACCGCCGCGGCAGCGCGCCGGCAAAGAAATCCTGCGACACCAGATCGAGCAACGTGTCGGTGGCCGTGGCGATGCGTGTCTGCAACTTGACGTATCCGAGCATGGCATACAGCCACGCCCAGCCCTCGGCCAATCCGCTGAGCACGGCGGCAAGAATCGGTGCCCTGTCGGGAAACCAGCGCGGCGGCAGCAGCGAGGCCAACCGTGCCAGCATGTTGGCAAGCGTGCCTGTCATCTCAGTTCACCACCACGTTGCCGGCCTTCACCACGCCGTTCAGCCCTGGCACGATGTCAGCCGTGGCGCCGTTCAGCAGCACCGCACTGACGTTGCTCACCTGCGGCGAAGCGTCGTAGGCCACTTGCGCCAGCCGCGACCACGGCAGCGGCGTGCCCACCGGCAGCGCGTCGATGAATGCCTGCACTGCTGCCGCCACGCTCGCCGCCACCGTCGCGTGCGTGGCCGTGGGCGCAGTGGCGATGCTCATCGAAACGCCCGCTGTGGTCACGATCGGCGGCACTACCGTCCAGATCGAGCCGAGCGGGCGCACCGCCTCGATGGCGTTGGCAACCTGGGTCAGCAGACTCGTCGGCGGCGCGCCGGTGCCGTTGTCCACCGTGACCACGAAGCAACCGGGCTGCACGGCACCGCTTTGCGTCACGTTTTCCTGGATGGTGTATTGCAGCCCTTGCTGAACGCTGACAACGGCGTAGCCGACCGCCTCGGCGGTGGCCAGCGTGCGGCTGCTGATATAGGCGGCAAAGCGCGCACGCAACGCCGTGTCGCTCTCCGCATCCAGCCCGCCGGCAGTGGGCTGGGCGTTGTTGACGGTATCCACACCGGCAATCGCCGCGGCGATCAAACTGATGGTGCCGGCCTGCACGTTGCCGGCGCTGCCGGCCACCACGGCCACCACCGGCACCGTGACACAGGCGACATTCGCCGCCAGCAGATAGCCGTTCTGCGCCGCGCTCCAGGCTGCATTGGTGCTGTCCTGCACGACGGAAAAACTCTGCGACCCGTCGGCGGTGCGCGCCACGGTGCCCAGCGGCACCAGTGCGCTGCTGACCGCGGCAAAGCGCGCGAACGTCACCGAGCCGGTGGCCGCCGAGGCCGGCAGCCGCACCAGGCCGAAATCGCCGACCCAGCTATCCAGATCGCCCGCCGCCGAGGTAGCCGCGCGCGTGGTCTGCAACACCTGCAGGATCAGCCATTGCAGCCACAGCCCCAGCCCGGCGTTCGCCTCCAGCACCGCGCGCAGCACCGAGCCGACGGACAGGTCCAGCACCTGCTGGGCCGCCGCCTGCACGGCAGCGGCACCCGCAGCAACGATTGTGTCGAACGTGCGAAGTTGCAGTTGCATGGCTCAAACCTCGCCGACGGTGAAGCTCAGCATCTGGGTGGCTCCGGTGGTTGCGTCGGCGTAGCTGATGCCCACCGTGACCACGCCGGAGGTCTGCACGGCAACGTCGATCACCGGCTCGGGCGAGCGGGCGACGGCGGCTTCCTGGAAGATCTGGCTGCGGATCACCGACGCGATGCGTGCCTGCGATGCCGGCTGGCCGACGAACTGCCCCAGCCCCGCGCCATACGACGGGTTCCACAAATAATCGCCAGGATTGGTCAGCAACCGCCGTAACACGCGCTGCTGGCCCAGCAGCGTGCCGTCGGCCACCGCAAGGTCGCCGCCGGGGGCAAGTGTCAGATCGGCACCGTATTGCTGGGCAACGTCGGTCATCGTCTATTCCGGATCTGTTGCGGTGGTGGTGGAGGTAGCGCTGCCGCCGGATTGCACGCCGCCGTGCATGTGCGCGTTGTAATTGCCACGCAACCGGTCAAGGCTGCCGTGCCGGTCATAGACATCGCCGTTGACGTGCAGATCGCCGTTGACCTGCACCGTGCCGTTGCTGACCAGCTTGAGGAAGCTGCCCGACCGATGCACCAGCCACAGCTCGCCCACCGGCGCGCCGGGTGAGGGCGCGGCGTCGCTCCAGGCGCTGCCGACGATAACGCCATGCTCGGCGTCACCATCTTGCGGCAACACCAGAACCTGCTGTCCGGGCGTGGGAGGAATCGCCATGCCCCAGCCCGCGCCCACCCATGGCGAGAGCACCGGCAGCCAACCGGTGATGACGCCTTCGGGTTGCAGGCTGACCCGCGCGGCATGACGTGCCGGATCGACGCTAACCACCAGGCCAAACCGCGGCCGCCCCTGCCCGGCATCAAGCGCCGCGGCCTGGGCTTTCAGCGTGTTGAGGAAGCGATGCATTGTGCTGTCCCTGCTACCCTCACCCCAACCCTCTCCCGCAAGCGGGAGAGGGAGTAGCTAGCGCCTTCGTCCCCTCGCCCGCTTGCGGGAGAGGGTGCCGAGCGCAGCGAGGCGGGTGAGGGTCTTCCCGCCGCTCTGACGTCGGCGTAGCGTTCCGCCATGTCCAACCCGCACGCCCGCCGCCTGCGGCAAAACGCGACCGACGCCGAGCGTCGCTTATGGTTCGCGTTGCGTGACCGGCGGCTCGCCGGCTACAAGTTCCGCCGCCAGCATCCGCTGCCCGGCGCCGTGCTGGACATCGCCTGCATCGCGCATCGTCTGGCCATAGAAGCTGACGGCGGCCAGCACGAACCTTCCGCCGATGCCGCACGAACGCAGCGTATCGAGTCGCCAGGCTGGCAACTGCTGCGGTTCTGGAACAACGATATCCTGAGCAACACGGAAGGCGTCATCCTGACCATCCTCGCGGCGTTGCAAGTCAGGCCACGCATTTTCCGCTGACCCCGCCACCCTCACCCCAACCCTCTCCCGCAAGCGGGAGAGGGAGCAGAACGCGCCTTCTTTCCCTCTCCCACTTGTGGGAGAGGGTGGCGAGCGTAGCGAGCCGGGTGAGGGTGCCGCCCGCCTACGAAGATGCCGCCCGCGCCCTCACATGCTGCGAAAACCCCCGTCGCACACTCATCTGCCGCTCAACCTCATCGACGCGGTACACGCGATCAAACACCGTCCCCGTCCCCGCCAACCGCACCGCCCCGCGCGGCGAAAGCGACAGCTCGCCCGGCATGTCGCACGCCATGGTCATCTCGTGCGCCGTTGTCTCCGCCAACTTCGCTTGCGCCAGCTTCATCGCCGCGTCGGGCGTTAAATTCGGCGCCACGAACACATAGCTGCGGCACTGCGACGCCCCGCGTGAGGTGGCCGCCGTCTGCACGCAGCCAGACCCCAGCCGCGAGTGCCAACTCTTCACCGTCACGGCGACATCGCCGGCAAAACTCAACGCCCGCTCCAGCCGCAGCGCGGTCACGTCCGGCAGCCCGTCGACCATCGCGCCAGCACGCAGCACCGTCGGCGGCGTGCTGGTATCGGGCGCGCGAAAGTGCAGCGTGCTGCCCGACACCCACACATCAAACCCTTCCCAACCGGCCAGCCGGACCAGCAGATCCCACTCCGTGGTGGCGCGCGCGAACGCATCCAGCGTCAGGCTGTCGTGCTCCAACTCCCAGTACCGGCCAACAGGCGTCGTCGTCGCCTGCGCATCCGCCGCCAGACCATGCCGCGCCGCCAGCAGCCCGGCAATCTCGCTCGCGGTGCGGTTGGCGAAGGTTTCCTGTGTGCGCGCCTCGATCAACGCCGCCGAGCGGTCCCGCCCCTCCAGCGTCAGCACGCCTGTCAGCGGATCGAGTATCACCGAGTCGGCCCCGCCCTGCACCATGCTGACAAACCCGCTGAGCGGATCGAGCGCCATCTGCACATCGACGGTGATGCTGGTCGTTGCCGCCCATGTCGCTGCGTCGCCCACCAGCGCCGCGCGCACGCGGAACGTGTCGGCGGCAAACCAGCCTGTCGAGGTCACGATCGCCTCGGTTGTGCCGGTCAGCAACGTGCCGTTGGCCAACACTTGCAGCCGCGGCGCGCGCCAGACGTCACTGGGCTGCAACGCCACCCCCCGCCGAGGCATCGACGTCGGGAATGTTCAACGTCACCACGCCTTGCAGCCACGGGTCGGAAATGCCGTTGAGCTGGGCGATGCGGATCCATTGCGTCGCGTCATTCAGATAGGTTGCCGCGACCCGGAACAGCGTGCTGCCGGTCACCTGCACGGTTTGCAT